AGATTCAACATCATCAAATAGCACAACAGTATCAGCTTCATCTAAAGCTGTTAAGACTGCTTACGACAAAGGTAATCACTCACATCCTTATTTAGGCTCTACAGCTAAGGCCGCTGACTCAGAGAAGTTAGATGGTATTGACTCTAGTGGTTTTGCTAGATTCTACAATAATGCGGTTCTTAATTCGTCTACAACAACAGCGTCTTTCTTGTCTGAGTTAGAAACAGATTATGGGTGCTTTGGAAATAAGGCGGTATCAATAAAAGTTCAATGGAATTACTCAGGTAGTTCAGATTTAGTTACAGGTGATTCTATTGTAGGAACTATTGAGTTAGCGGGCTGTTTAATTGAAACGTGGGGTGGCACATATAAACACGTTAGAGTTACAAGACCTACCACAGGCACAGGTGGTGAACGTGTTTGTGTTTACAACGACCAAAGTAGTGGTTACTCGCCATCATGGCGAATGATATGGACGTCAGATACTGACGGTGCAGGCTCAGGCTTAGATGCTGATAAGTTAGATGGTAAACAAGGTTCTGAATATTCTTTAGCTCATACTCATCCATACCTACCTTTAACGGGTGGCACTATGTCTGGTGACATTACTATGGGTTCTGGTGACAATATTCATAGGAGCACACATAGTTCTGGTTATTTAGTTGGCTCTTACAACAATGTTGGTGATAACTCAGCCAAGACAAACCCTATCTACACCATCGGTAGTAACTACCAGCCGTCAGATACATCGCTATCTAATATGTACGGTATTGGATATAGTCATCCTAATGCTGGAGGTACAATAAATACTGTTTTGGATGGTTGGGGAATGTATGTATCTGCTGATGGCGATGCAAGGATAGGACTTGGCGGTAGTGATGGTAAGATAATCGCAACTGGAGCTATTAGGTCTAATCATTCATTCATGGTTGATGGCACAACTGTGATTGAAACAGATGCCAAGATTGACGCTAATAAGATTAAGAGTGTACCTGCTTCTTGGACTACTGATACTGTTTACACTCACCCTATAACAGCAGGCAACAAGCACGTACCATCTGGTGGTAGCTCTGGTAAATACTTAAAGTATAGCGCTAGTGGTACTGCTGCTTGGGCAGATGCTCCCGCTGGAACCCCAGGGCCAGCGGGTCCTGCTGGTCCTATCGGTGCTTCTTATGTACTTAATGGAACAGTACTAACAATTACAGCTTAAAGGAGATTTTATGGGTATGTACTCTAGACCTTACAATGGGTCAATGTATTACGCAGGAAGTAGTCTTCTCTACAGGGGTAGTGTTGGTAATACCACCCTAACCTACGATTTTGGTGCTATTAAAAAAGTCTACTTTAACGGAGTAAAGCTAAGTTCTATAATCTTTAACGGTGGGCTTATGTGGGAAGCAGTTCCTATAGAGTTATTTCCTGCAGGTCAAACAGCTATTCTTGCCAGTACAGTTGCAAGTGGTTGGGCTTTAGGTGGAAATGCTCCTGGTAGTACTTATATAGTTTACTATTTACTACCCTCAGGGGAGGGTGCTATAGGTACTCTGCTGTATAATGGGTATACACCCTATGGGTCTAATATAATAGATGTTACTTCTCAGGGTACTGTTCGGAGATTGTGTAAAATCACAGGACCAGGTGCTACAACAGACTGGTCTTTCGTAGTGTGGCAAGGGTTGGCGATATCAGAATCTTTTAACAGCTACACAGGAGTCACCACCCCAGCTAGTTACACTTGGAGGTATGTAGGAGTGAATAGTGTGGGTAAGTTACGATCAGGTTATCTTAATACTGTAGGTGGCGCTGCTAGTAACTACACTACCGCAATACAGGTTGTCAATGCGGCAACTGTAAATGATACATTTTCTATCGTTGGAACGGTACCATCGCTTAGATGGGCTAACTCTGCAGGGTCCATTGTTGCTAATACATATGATGCTGCAACTAATATCGGGATTAAATTTTACTAATATGGAAAATTACTTAATAAGAGCTATTACAGAAGGGAGTACACGTAAAGAAGAGTTTCATAGCTATTCCAGCACTGCCACTAGTATTATTAGTTTAATACCTGAGTCAAAACTTCAAGGAAATGCGGACAATATTACTTTAGTATCTGACGATGGTATCGTTATAGGAGTATATTTTAATGTAGGTGTAGTATTTGATGATTTAGAGTATAAGTACGATAATGTTAAATTAGTAAGTTTAAAATATAATAAAGAAACTGGGGAGCATTACTATAAGTATTACGTACTGTATAACCCTCTAAATATCCAGATGGATAATATTGTATCTACAGGTTTCTATACCAATGACCCTTCCAAGATTACAGTTTACGTTGTTCCCCACCTACACGAGGATGAGGACAGAGACGCGGCATTCGTACTTGAAAATTTTAAAGGTATCACTCTGCACAAAGAAACAGGTGAAACCATAATGGAGACAGCTTATGAGCCTAACCCTGATTCCGCCTAGAGAAGTCAAGGATAAAGTAGAAACGCTAATTAAGTCCAAATTAGACAACGAGATAAAGGATAGCCCTCTTAGAGACGCTATGGAGTATGCAGTACTTGTCGGTGGTAAGCGTATTAGACCAGAGTTAATCGTTCAGACAGGACGTATGCTTGGTGCCGATGAGAACTTACTATTTGAAGTAGCTGCTGGTTTTGAAATGCTACATTCTTCTACACTTTTGTTTGACGACTTACCCTCTTTAGATGATGATGATATTCGTAGAGGAGAATTAACAACTCACAAGATATACTCACAAAGTACCGCAATACTTGCAGGTTGCTCCTTAATATTTAAAGGTATGGAAATAATCTCAGCTGCTAAACCTTCTGTGTTACCTTCTGTATCTAATACATTCGGAGCCAACAGATCCGCCTATGGTCAATATATGGACATGCAGGCAACAGGTACTACTAAGACTTTAGAGTATATGGATGAGATGCATATTGATAAGACAGGTTCTTTGATTGAGAACTCTATTCAATTAGGTTACCTTTGTTCAGATACTACACAAGATGTTATTGATATATTAGATAAGGTAGGCGTTAAGGCTGGCCTATTATTTCAAATACATAATGATATTTTAGATGTTGTAGGATATGATGGCAGACACGGGGAAGACGTTAAACAAGGCAAGAAGACTACCTACCCTGGTATATTCGGACTAGATAAAGCTATAGCTAAAAGAGACTCACTATTTAAAGAGACTATTCAAGAATTACAAAGTTTGCCTAGCAAATATAATATAACTAAATTGGAGAACGCCATTGAGTTTATTACATATAGAGACTACTAAGTTCTACTTAGTATCTAGGATTAAAGAGTCACAGCATAGGCATAATGAAAGTTTAGCTAAGTTTATATCAGGTCATAGCTTTATACCTCATTTACACAACCCTTTTAATATATTGCATTCCAAGCTAGAACATTCAGTGTTCCAAATGGATTTAGATGCAATGATTAATGCTGATTTTGGTGCAGTGTCTTTGCCTATTGGTGAAGATTGTTCAGCAGAGATAGGGTGGTTTTGTGGTAACAGTAAGCCTGTATACGCTTATATCTATGACTCAGGTTATGGTATTTCATGTGAAGACCAGTACCGCAACTTATCAAGTATGTGGATGGTTAAAGGATTCCTAACTGGTATAGTTGTTGTGGATAACCAAGAAGTATTTGATCTAGTTAAAGAAGACCCTATCTTAAAGGATAAGGTTGAACACTATACCTCAGAATGAAGAAGATAGTTATTGTTGGAGGGGGTGCTGCAGGTTGGATGTGTGCTTCATATCTTGCTGCTAAAAACCAGTATGATATTACTGTGATTGAGTCTCCTCAAGTAGGTAAGATAACTATTGGAGGGTCTACTACCCCTTATTTAAAACGTTTCTTTGACGATATCGGATACCCAGATGAGTCATATTGGATGCCTAAGATGGATGGTACGTATAAGTTAGGCGTATTATATGAAGACTGGGACTATAAAGGCTCTAGATGGTGGAATAGTTTTGAATCAGACGAGAATAAATACCCTTATTGGAATAAAAAAAGAGTAGAAGAGGGGTTACCTAGAGAAGATTTCTTCACTTCATGTACTTTCTCCTCTCATATAGGGATGAAAGACGAAGGCAGAATTAATAAAACCAAAGATGGTAAGGATGCTTATGTGTATCGCTCGACTAGATCTTATGGTGGTTATGTACAAACTCATGCTTACAATTTAGATGCAGGTAAGTTAGGTGATTTTTTACAGGAGCACTTCACAGATAAGGTGAAACACATAGTTGCTCATATTGAAGAAGTAATACATGATGAAGAAGGTGTTAGTAAATTAATAGATACTAAAGGAGGGGCGCATACAGCGGATTTATTTATTGACTGTACAGGGTTTAAACGCTTGCTAATAGATAAAGTATGTGATACCCCTAGAAAGTCTCTGGCTCCTTATTTGACGCATGACAAAGCTATGATTATGCCAGTTGCGTATATTGATCCATATAAAGAAATGAACCCAAGAACTGGTGCAAAAGCAATGAGCTCCGGATGGATGTGGAACATTCCTTTATATAGCACAATGATTAATGGCTATGTATATGACTCTACCTTTATTACTGATGAAGAAGCTGAGGCAGAAATGAGAGCTGATATAGGAGATAGGGTTAAAGATGTAGAGCCTTTTATTATACCTATAAATACAGGACATTACACAGAGCCTTATTCTAAGAATGTAGTGGCAGTAGGATTATCCGCAGGATTTATAGAGCCAATAGAAGCCACATTACTTATGAATGTGCAGTTTGCTGCCTATAACCTGCATGAGCTACTAGAAGGGCATATGACTAAAGAGATTTATAATGATATAACTAGTACCTCCTTGGAGGACACATTAGACTTTATCTCTACTAATTATTATATGTCTAGCAGGGAAGATTCAGAATTTTGGCGTTCTAGAGGCAAGAATACACACATAACTAAACGTATGAAGTCCTGGTTAGAGACCTGTAAGAAGGCCTTGCTACCCCCTATTAGAGATGTCATGTTCATCCCTAGTTGTTGGATTTCTAAACTAATAGGTTTCGGATACTTCCCTGAAGGGGATGGCTTTGAAGAGAAAGAACCATGGTCTTTACCAACATACAGTGGTACTAACTTTGAACCACGTAATAAGCATAAATATAAATACGTCGACGAGATTAATGCTCAAAGACAAATGGATGAGATACGTAATTTTGATACAAGCGTATTTATTAGTCAAAAAGAGTACCTAGATAGGTACATCTATAAAGGAGAAAAATAATGGCAGTTACATTAACAAGCACGGGAATCACCTTCTCGGATAATACCTCAATTAATAGCGCAGAAGGGCTAGGGGGACTTAAGGGGTCACAAACTTTTTATAATAGTGCTACATGGACAAGACCTAGCGGAGTATCTAATGTTATGGCAACGGTTCAAGGTGGCTCTGGTGGTGGATATGATAGTAATGTTTATGGCCAGGGATGGACCCGGGGAGGGCACGGAGGGGAGTCTGTGGGAGTGATAGCAGTAAATGGAAATGTGGCGGTTACTATAGGTAATGGTGGCAGTGCTGGGTTAGCGTCGGGTTACGGTAATAATAATCCTAATTCAGGCAACGCATCAAACTTTAGTAATGTACAAGGTGGTGGTGGCGGCGTCAATGCATCCGATAGTAATATAGCAACACAAAAATTATACAATGGAGGTTACTACGGCAAAGGTGTCGGTGCTCCTGGAATAAAAGGCATTGTACTAGTACAATGGTAACAAGGAGACTTTAATGAGAGAATTTACATATGGTGATCAGACAGTAGAGGTATTGAATAGTCTAGTAATAACGGTAGGGATGGGCTCCGTAGAAGAGTACGTACCTTCACAAGAGGGGGCCTACTTAGTTACTATAGTAGGCAGTCCTCCTGTACCTGTAGGTACTAGCATGGACTCCCAGGATAATCCAATAGGGATAACACGCACGCAAAGTATGGAGGATATTAGAGCTATGCGTAACATTAAGTTACAAAAAACAGATATTACTCAAATAGCCGATATGCCTGATAGTGATGAAAAGGCTGCTTGGAGGGAATATAGGATGCTACTTCGGGACTTACCTGCACGTACAGATGTTCGTAGAGCAGACGGAAATGTTAATTGGCCAGCACCCCCCGTACCTAACTACTTCGAGTAATAAAAAACCCGCTTAATTGCGGGTTTTTATCGTCTTAACTTCTTTGCCAAATCCAGTCGTCTTTACAGCGATCAGTAAGCCAATCATCTAACTTGGCTAAGTAGAAACCTTCGGAGTAGTACAGGTGTCTATAATCATTAACTGGCTCCTGCAAAAATGCACAGAACCACTTACTTCTATCAAACTTGAATACCAGTAAAGGGTGCTCCACTTCATTCTCTCGTTGCTCTCTTAGTGTCTGCTCCCACCATTCGACTATTTGAGGAGTCTTACCTGTCAATAACCTACTAGTAAGATGATCATCTTTATAATGTTTCACTTCAACACTATACTTCATAAGTTCTTTAGGGATATAAACATCCCCTTTCAACCCATGTTTTGCATCTAGTGCCCCAGATAAAGGGATCCTTTCCCAATTCCATCCTGTAGCCTTTCTTAAAACTACACACAAGGCCGACTCTGCTCTGCTTCCTTTAGCCTTACTCTTATTAGCTACTGCCATTCTAACCTCGAGGTCTTTTCTTCTTTAATGACATTAATTTTACTAAGCAATGGGTGAGACCAGCCGTGTGAAACTAAGAAGGTATTCAAGTCGTGCTCTTTTAGAAGAACTTCGATTAATTTCTCCCTACCTTCATCATCTAAAACTCCAATTACTTCATCTAAGAATAGAACATTAATTTTAGACTTAGATAGTGTACTCATTAGTTTTCTAATGGCTAATAAGGTCGAGGTATTAACGCGTGCTAATTCTCCACTACTAAGGGCAAGGATATCTATATCTTTTCCTTCATCAGATATGATAACGTTAAGTTTATCATTAGTAACAGCGAATTCAAGGCCAAAGCGTCCATCTGACAACTCGGCCAAGTACTCATTAACCAAGTCTTCTAAGTCTTTAACTAGGTTTTCAATCTTGTAGGCTACTAATCCATTTGTACTAAACGCTTTCTTTAGTACTTCCAGGTTAGCGTAAACGTCATTAGTTTTCTTTAAATTAGACTCTTCAGATAGCAGTCTAAGTTTAAACTCTTTTACTTGCTTAACTAGGTAGTCTAACTCAGTATTAAATTTTGTAATTTCATTATTTTGAGATGATATATCCTTAATCTCAGTTTGTTTTTTAGAAATTTCAGAAGTGAATTTAGTAATCTTCTCTTCAAGCTCGAATTTGTCCTCAGTCTTGCTAGATAATTTACTATCAACCAGGCTTGAAAGTTTTTCAAATTTTTCAATTACAGATTGATGTTTATGGTAATTCTGCAAATTTTTCTTTAGATTAATTACAAGATTCTGTACTTCATTCTTCCTTCTTGTACTAACTGATACAATGTCTCTTTGCTCTTCTATCAGCTCAGAAGTTTTTTTCTCATCTATATCTTGTAGACAAGTAGGGCAGGATGCTCCTAAGGACTCGATCTTTTTCAGTACTACATTAGCCTGCAATATAATGGTCTTTAGTGAGGTAAATTCCTCGTTAAATCCAGCAATTCCCTCGGGAGCTGAAACCTCTTTAGTTAACTCTATAGAACTCAACTCAGATAACTGCTTTTTATACTGGTTATTGATGTTAATCTTGTTATTAATATCAATAATATTATCGTATTTTTCCCGTACTAAAGCTCTTTTAGCTATTAAACCTTCTGGAGCGTCCGGAACATCTAGTAGGTCCTTCTTTACTGTGCTACTTATAGGATTGGTAGATATCCAGGACTGTATAGTATCAATACTACCTCTAATCTCTGCTACTTCTGTAGAAGCCTCTTTATGGGCTGCTTTAAAGTTATCAAATAGGGTAAGATAATGGTCTAAGTTTAGTAATTCAATCAGAAATTTCTTCCTATTAGTATCTGTAGCTGTTAAAAACTGTAGAGAGCTAGTAGTACTTTGGTATACTAGTTGACTAAAGGTTTTGAAGTCCATACCTATAATCTTCGCCACAGTTTTGAAAGTATTAGTAGCAGTATGCGATGTTATATCTTCCCCATCACACTCTAGAACTACTTTTATACTTGACTTTCTATCTACTTTTATACTATAGTTTTTTCCAGCTGCTTCAAATGTCATAGATATACTATAGCCACCTTCTGGGTTATTTCTGTTCACTATATCGGATTTCTTAATACCTTTAGAGTTCTTGTTGTATAGTGCTTCTTCTATTAATAGCGGGATGGAACTCTTACCAGTACCATTAGTACCTACTAGTTGTACTATTAAGTCTTTCTCTAAATCTAAGGTATTATTGTCTCCGTAGGAAAAACAGTTTGACCATTTTAATTTTTTAAGTATAATCATGGAACACTCCTAAAACTTCTTTCACTTTCTTTTCATTTAGTCCCATAATAAACTGTAGATATTCTGATAATTCATCTTCTAAAGTCATTTCCGGAGTTAGTATTAAGGCGGAGTCATTATGCCTTTTTACTAACTTTTTATCTAGTAGTTCGTTATCCTTGTCTACTTTAACTAGCTCAGACACGTCCCCTTCTAACTCATATATAGTATGATGATAGTGGGTTCTAATCATTTGATCAGGGTGACTAACAGTCTGCCTAATAAGTTGAGGTAGTTTTAGCTTAAGCCATGACCAGTCCAGTGTATCACTATCAAATAATATTACTCCTGTATCTACAGGATTTCTATGAAAGGAGGTAGTGACAGGACTACCGGGGTATACTATATTTCTTTGAGAGTTGGTATGAGAATGTAAGTCTCCTGCTATAACTAGCTCCCACTCATCTAACTTCTTCAAATCTATTTCTGGGTGTACATGGGGAGGGATCTCTCCTCTAACGTGAGTAAATAAAGTCCTACCACTAAAGTCCTTAGGGTCAAACTCTTTTAGTTTATTATAAGGGATAAAGTCCATATCCTCTAACTTGTAGTAATCATCTATAATTTCCACTAAAGGGTTAATGGCATTAGTAACTTCCTTTAGATTAGTAAAGAATGTTGTATCCTTTTTTACTGCCTCATGATTACCTGGATAAATAATAGTTTTTATACTTATGTCTCTTATGTACTTGAAGTATAAACTTAACTCATCTAAAGTAGGCATTCTATCAAATAGGTCTCCTCCAATAACGTGTAAGTCTACCGTTTTTTCTAGCTTGTATAACTCTACGAATAGAAGTTCATACCTATTAGTCGCCCACTCTCGGGGTACACTCTTCTGACCTAACTTAATGTGCCAATCTGCTGTAAATAAAATTTTCATTGGTTGTTTCCTTATGCGATAAAAAAGCCCCTGTTACGGGGCTCTCCTTATACTACTTAATTATAGTAATTCAGCAACTTCCTCAGCAACTTCTGCTGGTACATTAGTTGGACTAACATTCTCTAGAATTCTTGTTTCGATGAACTCCTTCTGTTGGTCTGCTGTTGGACGGTTAATAACATCATCAATATTAGGTAGTTCTTTGATAGCTTCTAGTTCTGCTGCATCTAGTGGTCGAACTTTACACTTTAATACTTGTAAAGTGTACTCTACATTAAACGGTAGTGGTCCGGTCTTTTGCTTCTTGAAAGCTAAGTCCCAACCAGTTGCTGTATCTGTAGGGTCACCTAGATCTTCCGCTGCAACCATTACTGCTTCAAATAGTTTCTTTTTAAGATTAAGTACTTTAACCTTACCATCGTCCGGGTCAATACACTGTACTGCGTACGCCCATGAACATTTCATGTCTGTGTGGTAATGTCTTACCCAATCCTTTTCAATATTTGTAAATTGCTCTTTATCCCTATCAAACCCTAAACATTCCATAGGGACACGTTTACCGTCTGCTGTTGTTACCCAATAAACATATCTAGGAAGAACGTCTCCTACTATGCGAACAACATTATTGCCTTCTTTATATGTGTATGCGTCTACTGAAGACTTTTTTGCTTTACCTGTAACATTCTTAAATGTAATTGCCATATTATTTTTCCTCGTAATAAAATTTT